TATTGGTCAGCCTAGTATGGTTAGGAGTAACTTACTAGGAGACAATTATGTGGGAGCCAAGGATTCGGCACGAGATTGAGCAGACAAGCCCGATGGGTGAGTGCATAGTAAAGATATTTGACGAAAACGAATTGGTGGAAGTATTGACGTTTAATGCTTGCAACGCCGCGTTGAGTTGGGTAGAACGGAAAGAGGAAAGCTATTCCCTTTCATAGCTTTTCTATTCCTCCCTAACTCCGCCCCAGAGGTTTCCCCTTGGCCTCTGGGGTTTTTTTGTTCATCACTTATTGGTGTGTAAATCTGTGCTTGACACAATATTCAAAAAATGGTAGAATCATTTTTAAGTCGGAAAACGACTTCGCTGTTTAACATTGTTAGGGAGACTAAAATGAGCGAAATAATTCGCATACCTAAAAGGTATTACGATGACCACCGTGATTGCGTTAGTGAGTTTGAAAGTCCAAACATAATCAAGCAAACAAAGTCACATTACTACATAGACGCAAAGCCCGGAGATGACTGGGATGAGTTTGTTTCTAGGTGCGAGTTCTACGCGGCTGATGAGCCAAACGTGGACGCCACTATAGATAATGGTCTATGGGCAATAATTAGGTCAGCTAGGGCTACCTTAAAGGTGATAAGAAAAGATAAATATTAAGATTTACCCCCGGCTTTGGCTGGGGGTTTTTCTTTCATATATTCTTCCACGCTGATAGAGCGCACATCAGATGCAGCACCAAACTTTTGCCGTGTCCAGAACGCTTTGGTATATGCAGGGTACTGTTCTTTTGCGTCTTCTTTAATGTAGTTCTTTTTAGCCATTACTTAGACACACCCTTCATCTTCTCAAAGCTACGCATACCGCCCAGACCCAGCATACCAAGCAGCACAGTCATCAGGCTTTCCATATCAAAAGCTGGCATCGGTGGTATATCGTAGCCCATATAAGCCACAACAAAGTCAGTAGCCGGAAACAGCACAAAATGCGCCATCAGAGCAACGCCGCATGTCCAGCCGATAAAAGGACGCCAACCAGCGACGAACAGCGACCTGTGAGCGGCCTCTACCTTGTTTACCTCTAGCTGACCCTTGGCAAGCTCTTGAGCGTGTTTGTCGGCCATTGTAGCCAGTTCGTGAGCCAGCTTGTTCTTCTGGTCTTTGTCTTCGATAAACTTGTCCAGCAGCCCTGTAACCGGGCCTATCAGTGCCTGTATCATTTTGCTTCGTGTCCCATCCATACAGCAAAAGCACCAGTAGCCGCTCCGACTATGGTGCTTACGAAAGCTGTTTGTTGTGTTGTTGCGTCAACGCCCAGTGACATAAACCAGTCACAGACGTTCCAAGCCATTAACGTAAAGGCTACCATCATTAGCCGGGGCAGTATCTTCCAGCGAAGAAACCGCTCCATTGTTACTTCACCCATCAGCCAGTTCTCTCATACGTTTCACTAACCGCTCTGCGCGATTCGGAACCTGAGTGTACCACTTGCTGTCTATCATTTCATCTGCCGCTTTTTCGTAGTCTTTTTCGTTGACAGCTTCTCGCATGTTACGAAAACGCTCCAAACGCGGATAGCCAAGATTAAACATCATATTAGCAATGATGTGCTGCAACTCATCACCGAATGTATCCCAATCAGAATACAGACGGCGGCAGTCTTCTATTGTAACGAGGATGTCCAGATTAAACGCCTGATGCACACGTTCTTGTGTGATCTTGGTGCCTACAGGCCTACCGTACTCAGGGTCTTCGACCTTAATTAAATGCCCGATACCCATTGTGGGCAGATCTAGATGATCCAAATATATCTCGTATTTACAGCCTTCATCAGCCGTAATTTCGTCCCTGAGTACGTCTAGTTTCATGCTACTGCTTCAGCCTCATCATGTTCGCCCTGCATCAGCTTAGAAGCCGTTACGCCTAACTGGTACAGTGCCTCAGTAAGTGTGTTGTCGCTGGCCTTGCCACGGCCAGTCATAAATACCTCAACTGCCTCGCCTGTATGCGGGTGAAAGCTAACTGTCACTGCCAGCCCGGCTCCAATGTCTGTGGTCACGCAAGGTCTTCTGTTTGGTAGGTTCATAATAAAGTTCCTCTATTGCTTTTTGCCAAGAATCTGCTTCTAACTCTGGGTTCTCAAAAAACCCAGTGCTGCGATTCATCTTTTTCTGTTTGATAGCTGTTACAGGTAGAAAGTAACACGCTCGTTGTTCGCTTGAAACGAGAGCCATTATGTCAAAATCATAGCGCGTTGGTAAGCGTTTATTTCCGCCAAGGCCAAGTTGAAACTCTAATTTGTTTCGACTGTTTCTACTGATCTGAGCGGATTTTACTTGTATAAGAAGGCGTTGTCCGGTGTCCTTGTTCCAAGCCACTAAGTCAACAGAATCCTGAGTGGCAAGAGCAACGCCCCAACCTTGCTGTAAGATTGCGGCGGCTGCTATGTGTTCACCGATTTGCCCGGCTACAGTTTGACCAATAAATTTGACGGCAACATGCCTAGTTCTCGCCATTCTGTATTTCCGCTATAAGTTTGTCTAAATACCAAGATGATTTCTGTAAGTCTTGAACGGGATTCTGCTTATGTTCAAATCTCCAGATATACTTGATAATACTGCCTTGAAGATAGTATTTGTAGCCATCTCCAAGTGCAGCCTTTATAGCATCAATACACTCTATGTCACCCTGCTTGTAATGCGGTGGGTGATTAACGAAATCGTCAGCCATCTAACCCAGCGGCCTTCTTTACAGCGGCAAGGTCACGATTCACTTTGGTTGCACCACGGCCACGCTTCGCCATCTTATTAGCAACGTAATGAACCGTTGTGTGATCCTTGTTCATCGCCCGACCAATCTGAGGAAGGCTTAGTGTCGTATACTCACGAGCCAGATACATAGCGATATGCCGCGCATGTACAAACTCTGCTGGCCTACGACCTGACAGCAACTCATTCCTAGTAATGCCAGTCACTGTGCATGTAGCGCGTATAATGCGCTCCATCGGCGGCAAGCAGTGATGCTTTGGTGCCTCAATCTCAGAGGCTGTCAAAGTCCTCGCCGTAGTCGTGCCGAACCACTTTTTCAATATTTTCCCGAAAACATTCATGTCCACAAAACTCCTTTTTTGCCCCGTTCACAATGCCGGGGTCTATGTTCCAATCAAATCCCTTGCCACAAAAGCTGCATGTACCCGGCCTGACCGTGCGTTTCACCGTTACTGTTTTGGTACGTTTCTTACCCGGCCACATATCCAGAACCATTCATACTGCTTTTGTCGCGCATTTTCTGTGTAAGCATCAACAGTATCTCCGTTGACAGCTTCATCATTTCATCCTTGTCCATCGTCACCCGATAGACCTCATCATCCGTCTGGACAATGAGGCCATCAGTTACAACGGTGATCTTAAAAGGGGATGCTGTCATTTAATGGCTCATTATTGGCACCATTTTGCTGCGGTGCCGCACGACGTGACCCATCGTCCTCTTCAACCACGAAGGACAGAAAATCAGTGCCTTTTTGGCTAGTTTTTTGCCAAGCAGATACCCTGTATTTCGTACCCTCGATTTCAAGATTGCCTGTCATGTCAGGACGCTTTGGGTTGTCGCCCTTGTCATTCGGGAACAGTACGCCTCGCATATTGTTGTCGTAATCAGCCATTAGCTTCTAACTCCTTTAAACGTTTAGTGAATAGATAATTAAAGTCTTTCGCTTTAGGCCCCATTCTCACATACAAACTTCTGAGAGATTCTCTGTCTGGGGCCATTGCAATCTCCTGCTCTTCTGTAAGAGGAGACGCAATCTTTTTGGGCTTCTGTACCCCACCGCCGCTAGAGGTATTCTCATCACAAGTTTCGGAAGTGTTTGACGATGGGGTACGCCCCGCTGCTGGCTTGCGTGGAAGGCTGCTCCCACCACCAGCGTCAGACGTTGCTGGCAAATCCTCGCCAGCGTAAATGTAGCAACCAAGACCCAGCAAGGCGATTGCCTTGACCATACAGCGTTGCAGTGAGGCATTGACCTCAAAGCTGTTCGGGTTCTTGATTGGACGATTAGCGTGATTCAGTACAGGCATAATCTCTGTAGCTGATTCCAGTGGGGTGACAGCACTTGCGTTACCCTCTGGCATAATCTTGACCGTAACAGTCACATATGCGTGACCGTCTGCGTCCAGCATGTACGGCAGTTGGTTGCCGTTCACTTGGAACAGATGCTTTGTTACCTGTGCTGTCGGGTAGTGCTGCTTGAGAATAGTCCAAGCCCACGCCCACGACAGGTAGGTAAAACCGTTTTTCTTTTCGACATGCTTTGAGCAATCAATCTTGCTCAGTGTTTCCCATACATTACTCATTTGACACTCCAATCTACGCCACGGCGTGTAGTAAAGCAGAAATAGTTATCAGGATTTTGCTTGAACGTAGTCGTAGTCTTTGCAACGTGACATTCAGAGATAGTGTCAAATGTACCAATGACATCCACCTTTGCATCCTCAAAGCCAGTCAGAGTGACCATTATCAATAGATATTTAGACATTGCTCCATAACTCCTTTGCATCATTTACGAATTGATGTCCCCAATAGAATGGATGATTGAAGTCTGGCTCCATCAAACCAGCCAGCACCTTTGGATCGGTGCTTACTGCCAACAAGTTCTGCCGGGTAATAGCCTTACGCCGGATCTCCTCAATGGCAAAATTCAGAACGTCCTCTGACATTTTTTCGCAGTTATCTGAGTTGTAGATAACGCCATCAGTAGACGATACATACGCAATGTTAGGCGTTGCACCTGTGGCCTTCCAATACACAGCGGCTTGCATAATATGCTCCCACGCTGGTTCCTTTGGCAGTGAAGCCTTAGTCCAGCTTCTAGTGCCATCCTTCTTGACCTGACCCTGCCGGGGTGCCTTGGTCTTAATCTCTGCCAGTGAACCGTCCTTAAACAAATCGACATAGCCCATAATAGGCACCAGCACACCGTCCAGCATCAGTTCGATCTTGCGCTCTTCTTGAGCGCCAGCAAACAAGGGAGATAGTAGGTCGATGCCGACACTGGCGGCGGCTGGTATCAGTTCACGAAACTTGTCACGCTTATCTTGTGAGAAGTTTGCAGGGTGAAAGTCATAACCTGTTGTAGATTCCTCAACAGCCTCATCAATGTCCTGACCGTGGCACACGACAGCCTGTATGACTGTATGCACGGCAGTACCGAAAGCTGCGTTCTCACCGACGATTATCTCGCGGCGTTTCTCTTTTGCTAGGTAAACATATTCAAACATCCAGTTCGCCAATGGACGATTTAACTGGCTTGGTGAGAAATGGTAGACACCTACCGATTTCATTTTTTCTAATAAATCCATTTGTAACTCCCTTGGCCGTGATTGGCTTGATACCCTTTGTTACGAAATAGTATTTGACCTGTCAACAATAATTTTATACAGATTGACATAATGTTAATTTATATTTGTAGGAGAACCAAGTGAAACTGGCAGAATATATGATGATGCGGGGCATTACACAGTCTGAACTAGCAAGGACTATGAATGTCACAAGAGCGTCAGTGAATAACTGGATTTATCATCGGACACCACCATCAGGGCAAAAGATGATGGAGTTGTATAAGTGGTCAGGCGGCAAGGTCGGGCTGAAAGATTGGTGCGGAGATTTTGATGTTTAAAAAACCATCTATTCTTTATAAGAACCAGTTTAATCACACGATTGACCACGCGACTGAGTTTGAAAAGCTGCGACTATTGAATATGGGTTGCCCGAACTTTGAGGATGACCCGGCGGCATCAGGTGATGCTGACAAGCACGGTCAGTACAGCAAGCGGTCATTGGCTGAAGGCCAGCTAATGGGCGGCGTTGATATGGGTGATTTTCGCGGCAATGGGGAGAAGGTCAAATGACTAACGGACGCCGGAAGGGTGCCAATTTTGAACGCGAATTGGCTCGTATGTGTATGGACGAACTGGGTATTGACGATGTGAAAAGAGACATCGAGCAATATAGAGCTGCAGACCACGGCGACCTGATTGGCATTGACGGCTGGACTGTCGAAGCCAAGAGGTATGCTCACGGCGTCACACACAAAGATGAGTGGTGGTCACAGGTTGAACGTGCCAGTGACGCATCTGGTACTGAGCCTGTGCTGATCTACAAATATGACCGCCAGCCGATACGCTGTGTGGTGCGACTGTCCAGCATTAACGCTGACTATGCTGGCAAGGATGACCTTGCAACGATCAGCTTTGAAACGTGGTGCATGTTGGTCAGGGAAAGCTGGGCGTAATGGCATATACATCGGAGCAACGCCGGACAGTGCAACGGCGGTCAAGGGTAAGACGTAGAAGGCTGGCGATAGATGCTTTGGGCGGTTCGTGCATTGAGTGCGGTAACGGTGATTATCGTGTGCTTGAGTTTGACCATATCAAGCCGATACAGTGGCGCACTAATGGCAAGGTAAAGATGAACGGTCAGCAGAACACAAACACCATCAACTCAATGGTTGATGCTGGTGCTGACCCGAAGGACGTGTATCAACTGCTATGCGCCAACTGTCACAAGATAAAGACATCTGATAATCAGGATTATGAGTTTAAGGGGGAGTGATGAATAGACCGTTATATGAGAGCGCACAAGATTTGCGTAATGAGCATGAGGTCATTGAGAGGGTGTCGCTGCATCTGAACGCCGACTACAAGAAACTGCCGATCAGTTACAAGCTGGACTTTGCTATGCACAAAATGGCTAGTGGCTTTGTCTGGTTTTTCTGTGAGGTCAAGGTCAGGACGAACCCGATGAACAGGTATCCGACTATGATGCTCAACCTCGACAAGGTGATGGCTGCTCGTGACCTGTCAAAGCATACCGGGCTGGATAGCTATCTGATCGTGCAATGGACTGACAAACTTGCAACGATCAATTTTGCAGAGGATTTTGACGTTGGCTTTGGTGGCAGACGCGACC